CAAGCCAACACGTGGCGAGAAGTCGTTAGGACCAATTGTTCTCTGAACCATAACAGGAATGTATGGACAATAGATAATACCTGTGTCGTAAAACTCAGGACCTTTATATCCAAGCAACGCATACTCAACACGATCCTGTCTAACCTGGTTAGTAACAGTTGTGTAAGGAGTGTATGTTCCCTGATCAGGCTGTGAAATGTAGCCTTGGTTCTGCTCAAACTGAGCTTCTGTTCTGGTATCGCGGTAAACGTTGAAACGACCACCGAGGTTACCTACCTTCGCAACACCAACTGGCTGCGTGTTCACATTACCCTGAACCGGTACCCACTGGAATTCTGGAAGCATTTCCAAAATAGCGGCGGCACGAGGAGTACAAACGATAAAGTTAGCAGCACCTCTGCGGTTTCTAATGGCAATACGGTTTGCCTGAATGATGATTCTCTGGTAGAAATCACGGTTACGCTCAACCAACCAGCGACCATCAGCGGACTGAGGAGCCCATAACGAATAACCGTTACCGGTACCGTTATCAAGAGCAACCTGGATCATTCTCATGAGCATTTCACGGTCGATTTCAGCCTGTAACTCATACGACATAGCGTTAGTGAGCTCAGTATCGATATCGATACCATTCATGTTCTTAAGATCCTGCTCTAACTCAACAGACCAACGGGCTGCTAACCTACGAGTACCAGCTTCAACAGCTGTTTTCTCAAAGCTAACAACAACCTGTGGAATCTTACCTGTTAACTCAAAGTTAGCAAGCAAGCGTGCAACACCTTTATCCTGATCAGCCATCGGGAAGTCAGTACCAACACCACCTAAACCAGACAACTTCGCAGAAGAAGTACCGGTAAAACGTGAATCTAAGTACTGATAACCAAGTTCATTGCCGTCAGCAGCACCATTACCGGAAGTAGGAATACCTGTACCCTGAAGGGCATTAGTTTTTCCTGTAGCGGTTGGTTGACCGTCAACACCGTTACCAAGAGCATCTTGCTCAAACTTGTAACGGAGGGCAAATGCCAAACCAACAGGTCCGGACATTGGCTGAACACCAACGATTTCGTTCGTAATCAACTCAGGGAAGGTACGACGAATCATCGGGATTAGGATTTTCGGTAAACGAAAGTCGCCTGTGGCGTAGGTATCACCCTGTGCATAAGAGTTAGGGATCTGATTACCATACTGACCGATGTCATTGGTACCCTGCGAAAAAGCAGAACCAGTACCACCGGATACAGAAGACTCATTTAAACACCATGCTTCCTGGTTCTCCAGGAGCATTGCCGTATTAAGACGAGTATGATCGTCTTCGATAGCACGTACGTTATCCGAAGAGTAGTCCAATACAGGACCCCACTTCTCTAACAACGACTTAGCTCTATCTTGATCGATATAAGCTTGCGTGGGTTTAATAGTATTCATAGCTATATGGGGTTATTTGTTTCTCTGTTAAAGAGAATAAAAATTCTTTTTTATCTTTAAATTAGTTAGATTAGTATTTGCCAAGCTCACCCATGTACGCTCCTAAAGGTGCGTGGTCTGCAAAATCTGACTGAGGTTCTTGGGCGCTCTCGTTAAGTACCGGGCGATCGACGTCCTTAGTAACTGTATTTTGCTTGCGTGCTTGCTCGTGCAATACTTCAAGATGCTCTTCATGATTTTTATCAAACATCTTCAACGTGTAGTCAAAGTTTTCGGTAATAAACTTAGCAGACTTCTTACCTAATACTCTTCTACAGAAATTAGCTTTATCTTCCGGTAAGTTATTAACTTTATTCTCTAAAGTGAGCATAGATTTTAACTTACGATTTTCTAATGCTAATTCTTCTACCTTTGCGGTAGCTTCATCTAACCTTTCAGTAGACTCATCAATTCGTGCCTTACCGTCAACAATAGCTTCTTTAATACTATCTTTCTGTAATGCAGCATCAACTGCTAACACTTTACGAAGTTCAGAAATCATTCTATTAGACTTTCTGTTTTTAACAGCTTCGTTAATTGATCTTTGCGGAACTAATTTCTCAAGATATAAATCTAAAAACTTACTGACTTTGTTTACTAGATCTTTCTTGAAAGTAGTAGCCTCTTCATTAATAGCGTGGCTATACTTCTTAACCACGGAAATTAATTTATCACCGTGATTCTTATCAATGGCTTCGATAACCTTATCAAGTTTCTTTGTATGGTCAATATCGATAGCTTCAAGTAAGTGCTCAAGCTTTGTGCTGTACTCATCATCTTGCTTTACTAAAGCTGATTCGACGTGGAGCTTTACTTTATTGTTAAAAGCATTCTCGATAGCTTGAAGGGTATCTTCAGTTAAAATACCTTCAGCTTTCTCTTGGAGTATATCAGTTATCTTTTCCATTTTAAAAAATTCGTTTGTTGGCGGCTTTTTTAATTTTAGCCTTTAACTTGTCTTCAACTACAGTTTTTAAATTTAAGTGAGCGTTTTTATATTCCCCCACTGAAATATTTTTAAGAAAATTACTAATTTCTGTACGTTGTGACATATATTTATTATTTATGCTTTAGAGCTAATTTTATTTAAAAATTCAAGGACTTGTTCTCTTAAGTAAATGTCTAGCTCCTTTTTAGGTAGCGTATCTAACCTCTCTTCAAATTTGTCATAAGTTTCTTGAAAACTACCATCGCTGTCTAAAATAAACTGTTTACTTTCTAAAATACCATTTACAAAAGCTTTTGGGCATGATGGGTCTGATACACAGTCAACAGCAACTAATTTCATATCAGTTACTCTATGTACGCCGCCTTTTTCTTCATTAAGCTGCCCTAATGCTCTTGAACTCATCCCAACTTTTACACCGTCGTTTATTAAACTAGTTACAATTTGACCACAAGGGGTAGATAACACTTTACTTTTTCCAAAAAACATATTACCTTCTTCCCATATGTCGGTAACCATATGACATGCCCTTTCTAAATCGACTTCAGCTGTAGTCGGGTGATTTAATTCTCCCATACTACGATTTTCTCTTACCATATCTCTGGTATAACGTGTAACTTCACGTCTCAATTCATCTAAAGGATAAAATCTTTTGTTTCTATTAACGTCATTGGCCATCATATAGGGGCCCTTGATAAACAGAGTCTTTTTATCATTTTCTTTATCCTCTTGAAGAATGTATTCAAAATCTTCTTTAGGAGCCGGTGTTTCGACTAAAAGTTTATAAGACATCAAATATTATTTATTAATCTGGTTTAGTTTTTATGTAAAAAGCATCCCCCCAAGTTTGCCCATCCCAGGATGTTTCTTTTCTTTCAAAGCCATGCAAGTTAAGAAATGCATCCATCTCTTCTATTCTTGCGCAATTTTCATAAAGTTCGGCTCTATTGACTTCGGTTATAATGTATTGAATATTTTTAAGGGTCTTTTTAGCTCCAATCAAAACATTTAACTCGAACCCCTGAACGTCCATGTTAATTAAATTAAACTTTTTTGAAGGTTCGTATCTATCTAATGGATCGATTTTTATTTCCACTTCTTCGGTAAACACAATATGAGGGTATTGCCTTGCATGCAATTCAGGTTTCATTAATGAATTACTTTGACCTAAATTATCTTTACTTCTATGAAATGTAGTTTTACCTCTAAAAGGCCCTAAAGCTTTATTAACACATATAACTTTATCGTCTCCATCAACCTTTTCACATAAAATTTTATAACTATCTATATCGGGTTCAAAAAATAAAATATGTTGAATTGAATCATAACTTTTATATAAATCATATTCACTTCCATGATGACCACCGATATGTATTACACCGGTAACATTCATATTATATTTTTCTACTAAATTTTTATAATCTAACAACATTATACACCCAATTCTTTTTCTGTTAATATTTTAAATTCTATGTCGCCTTTTTTCTTGCACCATTTTTCAGCTGCCTCCCATTTTGCTCTATTTTGAACATACATTTTTTGTTCATAAAGTCTTGTGGTTTTTCTTTGACCTTTTTTAACCACAGGTGGTTTAGTTTGTTTAGAAGGTTTTATTTCTATCAAATATGTCTTTATACCAGCTGACTCTTTTATAGAAATAAGACCGTCAACAAAATATCTTTGAACCCGACCTGTGTTAGGATTTAAATAAGGTATAATAACTGATTCACTATTCCATGCAATAACATTTTCATTCAAATCGCACCATCTAAAAAACTTTTTTTCCCAACCAGATCTATAGATAGGTAAAGCTTTACCTTTATATTTTTCTCTATTTTTAGGGCTAAAAACGCCTTGTCGAAACGGCATTAAAATATTTAAAAATTAACCAACTAAAAACAACGGAGGTTCTGCATCGCTCAAGCCTGGAGATGCACCTGTATAGAGTTCGTTTTCTAATTTTTCTTTTTCTTGGCGACCTTCTTCTAACATATCATAATTTAGAACACCACCACCAAATAACTGTATGTTGCTGTATTTCCCTCTAACTCTCCCAACGTTTATCTTAGTAAGTGCTAAGGCATATTGGTAAATCCAAGGCTCTTTGATAACCCATTGGATAGGTTGTTCAACATAACATTCTAATATACCCCAAAACTGTTCTTCGTTTGGTTCAGGATACAATTGCATAAACTGAGTTCTTTGATTGAACGCTACAGATTTGCGTAATGCTAAAACGTGCTCACGGGTATCAAGCCAGTTTTTCAAAACGTACCAACTTATTAAATCGAAACCATAATTACCCATTGAATAACTAAAGTAAGTTTGTTGTGCTAAAGTTTGTTCAATTGTAAACAAAGTGTTTACCCCGTCAGAAGAACCCATTTCAAACCCTCTAATATCTAAAACCTTTCTATAATCATCTAAAAGATAATCATATTCTTGATTTAGGTATAATTGATCTGGTTTTAAATCACTACCAACTTGAAATATATACGGGTTGGCAGCTTCGCCTATTACTTCTTTACCTATACCATATAAAGGTGCGAACTTTTTACCGCATTTATCTGGATACCTATAACTAAAATTAGGATTAAGCAGTTCAGAAGTCTTTGTAGGTAAATCAGTTTTTACTGTTTCAGCAGTAGCGTCTCTTTTTGCTGTAAATAATACGTCAAGTCTTACTCCTTTACCTCTTTCATATAAATCGGAATTAAAAATAAGGTACTCTCGTGTATAACCTGCAAACTTAGTGAACATTTCAACAGCTATACCTATATTTTCATAAAGCTGATCTTGGTGAATTTCAATATTAACAAGAGGCGCTCCAAGACTTCTTGAAATTCTTTCAGCTAAACGGTCATAACTACATATCTTATTATTAAGATTAGTTGAGTAAAAAGAGCTTACTGGTAGTACCGTTGAACAATCCATTTTATATATTTATTAAAATGACTCTATTGTAACGGATAAACTTGCTTGTTCTGAATCTGGGCTGTATACAGGACCATAAGGAAGAGGTAATTTAGTAAATTTTTTGTTTTGTGTATCTAATTCAAGATACACTTGTGCTTTTAAGTCATTTGTGTTGTTTATCGAGTTTATAATGGTAAGATCTTTAACTGTTTGAAAAGGAATTACCCACGTTCTACCTCTTGTGTAGGCTGTTCCTTCATTTTTATAAGTAGAAGAAGGAAACTGACCAAATGCACCAACCTGGGTGTTATCTTTACCACCCCAAAATACAAAAATTTTATGAATACAAAATTCATAATTAGAATTGTTAGTGGTATCTAATCTACCTTGATGGATGGTCACCTCTGTTGTTTTATAATCTTCAAAAGATTGATCAAATAATTTTTCCCAAGTTACTAAATTGGAATTACCAGCATTGTCATTAAAATTATTAGCATTAGTCCCATAATTATTTGACCTAACTGGAAATGATGTATCAAAATAACCTGTTATAACCCCACCTGTTACGGATCTAGCTGTTTCTATAGTACCAGTCGCTGTATAATACCCCCTGTTAACTTTATCTTTTACTAGTTTATTATCGATAGTACCGTAATCGCTCATTTTGAGTGCGCCGGTTTGATCTAAGTAAATTGTAGTGTTGGGTATGGAACAATTATTAGAATTTAAAAATTGTTCGTTAATGTTGATTGGAAAAAATGCATTAGACCTAATTGTTTGATTTTTAAGATACGCTACTAAAGACTGTAATCCTAATCTAAAATTATCCCCTTTAATCAATTCTGTTTCTTCTCTAGCTAAAACTAACAAATCATCATTAGTGAGGTTATTTT